CGACGACACGAGCTTTTCGTACTTGTCCTGGTCATCGACGTGCTTGCGAATGTCGCAGTTGATACTGTCATACGACAGTCCTAGCGACTTGCATACGTTACCGACAAAGTCGGCCAGCACACCATCCACATCAACGGCAATTGTCATGTAGCCTCCGGGTTATATTCCTGCCACGCGGCGGGGCGGAGTCAATGCCGTCAGGTTATATTTCCCCGGGCCACTGCCGCTATATCAATATCATTTTACATTTTCGTAAATTCAAACATGTTTATGAGCCATCCCCCGCGCCCAAAAATCTAATTACACGCGCTCGCCAGCGCGCCTGCGGACGTAAATTGCCATTACAGTGGCACTGGATTCCGCTGACACTGTACTATGCAAGATCCGTGCCGGCATGAATCCTGCATGCGATATGCAACATCCGTGCCGGCCCAGACTTTGCATGGCACAGTTCCGCTCTGGCTGTAATCGCGTCGTCCGGCGACGGTTACAGTGGCACTGGAATATGCCCGTGATGGAATCTGCTGCGGCTGGAATTACAGTGTCTATGTAATTGACATTGTTTGAAAAAGCCGCTCGACGGAATAGGAATCCGTGGCACACCTAGACCATGCGATGCGACTCACGACCAAAGACCTACCGTGCAAACATTCAATGCCCCGCGTCAGACGCTCACTGCGACGACTATTGCGACGACTATTCCGACGAGGAGCCAACACTTGTGATTCCGCGTGAACAACTGGCGCCAACGGAGCCGGCGATTCAAGTCTTCACTTCGCTTCTCAATGACAGTGCTACTGTAATCGAGTTTTCTTCTAGCGCAAGCGGAAAGGGGTGTCTCTGATGCCAGTTTTTCAGATACCATCGGTTTCGTGGCTTGTGTCCCCGATTGACGTAGAGGGCGAAACCCTTTCCGAGGCGCTACGCCTGTATCTCAACGGGCCAGGGACGCTAACGCTTTTTGAGCGCGGCATCGTTCCCCCAAGTCTCGCGGGCCGGCACATCCACACCACGATTGAAGGCGTCAACTTTTGCGGCGTAATGGTCGGAGGCGCGGACTTTTCAGGAAGCACGTTTGTAGATTGCGTCTTTCCGACCGAAGGCTGGCCGCCAAACGTCAACTTGCGAATGACCACATTCGTGCGATGCGCTCCGCCGAGGGAGCGACTGCCGGCTAATGAGCCGGAAGAAGAGCCGGAAGAGCAAAACGAAACCCTCCGATGGGTGGAGCCCCGCTCTGCCGTTGGCCGGGGGCGACTCGTTGGCGCTGAAGTTGAATTCAATTCGTGCGATAGTGAATCCTCACTCATGACATCGGCTCTCGACGAGGGCCACGGCATACACGAAGACGGCTCTTGCGGATGGGAGCTTGTCACGCGTCCGATGACACCGGCGGGCCTTGCGCAGACCATGGCGGAACTGCGCCGCGCCTTCGATTCGTGCGAGGTTGATTCGCGGTGTGGCGTTCATATTCACGTTTCAGCGAAAGACCTGCGATGGGCGGACGTGCGTACGTTGGTGGCGTTGTACTCGCGATGCGAACCCTTGCTCTACATTCTCTGCGGACAGAAACGAGCGAACGAAAAACGCTACGCACGTCCGATTCGACTCTACGAAAAGATGCTTGGCGCCGATTGGAAAAGTGACCTTGTCTGCGACATCTTCGAGGAGTCACCACGCTACGCGATTCGCAAACTGCGTTCGGTACACAAAAAAGACTCTTGCCGATACCGCGGACTCAACTTGGCGCCGTGGCTTGCGGGCAGGAAGAAGGGTCGCGCCGACACCACGATTGAGTTCCGCTCGCACAAGGGAACCAAAGACCTTGCGCGTGTAGCGTCATGGGCTCGGCTTTGTTGGGATATGGTGGAATGGTCCTCTACGCATGAGGCGCGGGATGTCCCGCTTTTCGGCGGACAACTTGAGGCGCTCTGCCACGTTTCTCCAGCGTCGAGAGAATGGATTCTCGGACGTATCAAAGCGTGGCGCGCTGCCACCCGTCACTCTGGAGAAACTCCGCGGCTAATTACGTACACGCCGGCGAGCGACTTTACTTTCAACCCGAAACACGTGGTGGCCTGATATGTGCGGAATTGCTGGGTTTAGTGGAGTTTCGGAGCATAAACGCATCGCGCTACTCATGGCGCTTGGGCGCGGCATCGACACGCGCGGAGGACACGCAAGGGGATACGTGGGCGAGACCGCCGAGGGCGACGTTGATTCGAATCGAGCGGTGGGGCCTTGGAAGGCGTGTTCGAAGCGCTGGTATCAACGCATGGCAAAACTCGACACGGTCACACTTCACGCACGATGGGCCACGCACGCGAACGCGGGGAAAACGTACGCAGCGCATCCGTTCCCAATCCGGCGCGGGAAAGGTCGCTCGGTACTATGGGGAATGCATAACGGCGTGGTGGATGCGAGCGCGTCAGCCGCGGAGGCCGGGCGCGAGTATCACGTCGACTCGTGGGAGGTTTTCGAGCGGATTGCTGACGGAGATACCGAGGCATTAGGCCGCATGCCAGGGTACGGCACACTAGCATGGTTTGACCGCTCCTCTCGTGGGTGCGCGATTGTAATGGCATCGGAGGATGCGGACCTTTCTGTATGCGAAACGAAGTGCGGCGCCATCGTTTGGGCGTCTACGGACGCGATTCTATTCGGCGCACTGAAGGCCGCTGGAATGAAGTGCAAAAGCGTATACGAACTTGAGGTTGGGCGCGTAGCACGGATTCTTGCTGGCGCAATAGAATACGTCGACCATCCTCCCGTGCGGTTTGGAGAGCGACGGTTTCGCACAAGTTGGCAAGACTTCGGTTTTGACTTGGGAAAAGACGAGGAGGACGATAAAAACGCATGCGATATCAAGCTGGACGATTGGTTGCGCTCGTACGCTCTCACAGGTACGGCGGAATGATGGGTACACTATTGCGCACGCTCTCTTTCGTGCTATTGGCGAACTGCGGTGGGGGCGATATCGCAAGGCCGGACTTTGGCGAACCTGTACTTTTCAACTCAAGCGACGGTGGTGACGCATGCGCACGATAGCTGTTTTGCCCGATGGGACATGGCAGGAAGTTGGGAGAGCGGGCCAAGTCGTTACGCTCGTAAGTGTGTCGGATTCTGCGTTCTGCGACTTGGTATCAGGTCACGAAACGATTGAAAACGTACTTGCTGACGCCACGGTAGCACACGAAACTGCCACGACAGTTACAGCGCTACTCGAATGTGACTCGGCTTCGTTCAATCCGGATTTACACCTACACTGTAATTGCGCCAGGGTCGAATAATCCGATTGACTATTACCCTCACACTGTAATGGTGTGGGGGTTTTACTTTTTGCTTGCTTTTCTTTTTTTCGTTCTTTTCCCTTGCGCGTCCGGGATTCCGTGGTAAAGGGGTTTGGCCATTCCGATAGGTGGGGAGGCGCTTGGCATGATTGTTGGCTGACTGGGTTGCCATCCGCCAGCAGCACTTTCCATGCCAACTTTTTCCCTCTGCATGGCCCGACTATTGCAATCGATGGAGAAAACCATGCCGGCACGATTCTTGCCCTCGGCCTAAGGCAACTTCCATGCCGGCACGATTCTTGCAATCGATGGCAAAAAGTATGCCAGCCCGTTGGCATGATTCTTGCATTGAGTACCCCCCATTGGGGTGGCACGAATTTTGCCCCGAAGGGGCCCCTCCCCAAAATATAGGAGTTTGCTACACTTAGCCCATGAGGAGCTTCACGAGGCTAAACACCGTCCGGACCGAATCAGGGGAAACGGCCAAATATCGCCAGGTTGAGGTGCCTGGAGAATTGACGCCAGCTGAACACCCAATAGACGAGGAATTGGTCCTGGCGTCCGAGAAGGCCGGCGAGAACCACATCAAGGTCAAACTGGAGGGTACCGGCGAGGACCCACTTTCCCAGGCCGTGGTGCCGTCTAGAATGGCTCACGAGCAGCGTATGGGGCGTCTACGCGGTCCCAGGGGTCGACCATTTGAGAAGGGCAATAAAGCGGGCCGCAAGCCTAAGCTGGCCATGCTGGGTATTGATATTGCCTACCTGAACATACAGGACCCTAGATACAGGGCTGCCCTACGTCGGGCGGAGTTCTACCTCAAGCGTCGGTCGCGCGAGCTGGCGGTCATGTTCGGCTACGCATCGGCCGGGGTGAACGGAGTGCTCTCGTCGGCATCGCTACAGCTAGCGGCCAGCAAGTACCTATCTCAGCTGGCGGCGGAGCTTGCAGGAGTCGACATGAAACTATTCGTTGAATACATGCGCATGGCGATGCAGCTCCAGAACAGCGCTCGTCAGAACGAGATGGCAGCCTACGAGATTTGTGCCAAGGAGGCATCCATTGCAAAGAAGCTACTCGACCAGGAAGTGCCGTGGCTCAAGTCCGGAGGAGACATCGACGCCGGTCAGTGAGCTATACGTATAGAAGTGGCCATTCAGGTTGTTGTCACGATTGCATACAGTGACATTGAAAAGTGGGTATGCTCGAGGTGTGAACTGGTCCTGGCCGAGGTGGAAAACATCTCTGGAAGGTATTGCGAATGTTGCGCGCAGGCGAAGGGAATGAACTCTACTCCGCTCATGGTGCCGAATCACATGAGAAAGGCGTGGGAGGAGTTGGTCGGTGATAACGGAAGCGAAAAGAGAGCATCGGTCATTCGTCTTGTCGACGTGGGTAAGGTCGTATAGGGACGCGTTCAGCAAAGAACTGCAGTACGACCTGATCGTAAAGAGAGAGTCCAAGTTCGCCGAGGAAGCGTTCGACGCCGGCCTCGTGTTCGTGGACACGTCAGACGGATACAGCATCAACGGATGGGTGTGCGGCGTATACGAGCGGCCGTCACTCCTTCACTGGGTCTACGTACCGCCAGAGCTTAGGGGCATGGGCGTAGCGTCGAATCTGATCAAGGAGATCCTAGGCAGTAAACCAGAGGTGAGTAGATGTCCAAAAGTACTAAGAAACTCGAAGTTGCCGGTCGGCCGGTGGAACCCGTATCGGATCATGGAGATTCCGTAAATTACAGTGACACTGTAAAAAATGTATCCAATGTAGGAGAAAATTACAGTGTGACTGTAAAAAAATTAATCCGGTGCACGTGGTCCAGGGACGTGTCTTTCGACGGTAAGTATGCGAAATCGTGGCACTCTGAGGGGCAAGAGAAGCTCTCACTAGTGCTCGTCGGGTCCACCGCATTCGTAAAAATCGAGCGCCGGGGGAGGACTGCTCTCGTCTCGAGCGATGGGTGCGTGATGGAGGTGGCCTCGTGAAGAAGACCGGACTATACAACCAGCTCAGATACTTCAAGGGCTTGAAAATTAACGGGATTGTTCGCAAGGAAGGTGGTGTCCCAACCTGCCGGAAGTGCAACAAGCCGCTCGACGTGATCGAAATCAAGGAACGTGGACCAGACCCGGACCGTCCCAAATGGTTTGAAATCTATGCGAAATGTCACGGAGAGGAAGATTACTGCCGCGTAGAGTCGGAAACTCCTATGCCTCCGCACATGTGGAGTACCGTGATATCAACGGGGATTTTCTTCGATCCAAGCCATACGGACGACTCTCGTAGACGATGATCTCGGCCGAATCCGCGAAGCGCTCTATCTTACAGTATCGCACCTACCACTGCCCACACCCCGGAGCGCAACCAACCAACCGATTTGCATCCATCCGTTCATCCGAGTGGAGGTTTCTTTCCGTTCTCATCGGGAGGAAGGATTCTTTCCTGTCTCTTTATCCAGGCTCGAACCCTTCTTTCTTACGACATCCGACTCTTGAACCGGCTTGCATCTCCGGTCTTCCGATTCGCTTCGCTCATCTCAGACCGGGTAAAGCCGCTGGAGTATAGATACATATGACACGCCCGCAACCCCCGTGCAACCCATGAGCAAGCTAGACCGCCAAGTGCGTGAAGACATTGGATTCGCCCAGAAGGTAGGCCAGCCCACCAAGGCGACTAAGGAGCGGACCATGAGCTGCTTCGAATTCTTCGGACTGCTCGGCATCACGCTCACCCTTGCGCAGGGGATCCTCATCAAGGTCGCTATCGATGGGAAGGACCTGTATGAGCTTTCGGACGAGGAGGCCGAGATTGGAGAGACCCTTTTCGGCTTCCCACGTTCGACCAGGATCGATCCAATGTGTCGGCGGATCATCTTGCTCCTCCTTGGTCGAGGAAGCGGTAAATCGCTTATGTGTGCCGGCATTGCCATATACCTGTCACTCACACTGTCGTTGGACGGTGCGGGCCCAGGCTCCATCCCGGTGTTTATGATCGTGGCCCCAACCAAGGTTTCGGCCGTAGACATCACGCTCCAGAACGTACGGGCACTCATTGAGGAGAATCCACGCATGCGACCGTACATGGTGGACTACGGCGAGAACATGGTCCTGCTGCGTAGGCCTGACGGCAAGCATGTAAGGATCCTGGCCGCCGCTGCCGACAAGGGCGGTCGAAACCTTCGCGGACTGGATATCGCCGGATTCATTCTGGAAGAGGCCCAGTTCTTCAACTCTGACCCTGGCGGGAGGTACATCATCAACGACCGCGACGTGTACAACGCCATGACGCCGCGCTTCCTCCCTGGTGCCGTAGGCCTCTTCATCTCCACACCTTGGCCGTCAGAGAACTTGATGTCGGAGATGTTCGAAAAGAACTTTTCCCACCCTGTAACGTCCCTATGTGCAAAGGCCCCTACAGCCGTCATGCGTCCCGACAGGCCAGAGCTTGCCAGGATGATCGAGGAGATGCGCGAACGGGATCCGGACAACGCGCGCCGGGAGTTCGACTGCGACACGACAGCCACAATGACCGGGTCCTTTTTCGACCAGTCGGCCATCGAGCGCTGCGTCAGTCAGGAGGTAATGGTTCTTGATCCGAGCATTTACCACACCGCCTGCTGCATTGACCTGGCGTTCCGGTCCGACTCGAGCGTCATATGCATCGTCCAGTACGACGGCCACAAGTTCAACATGGTCCACTTGGACGAGATTGTGCCCAAGGAGGGTGTGCCCCTAAAGCCAAGTGAGGTGCTGGCCCTCTTTGCTGACACGGCAAGGACCTTTGGGTGCAGGTACGTCCTTACCGACGGTCACTACCGCGAAGCGGCCAGGGAGGCCTTCCAGGCGGCGGGAATCTCGGTTCTACCCGTACCCGAAGGCGCGTCAGGCAAGCTGGACATGTTCCTTAGGGCGAAATCGATGCTGGACGAGGGGCGGGTCACGATCGTTGACAACAAGCGCTTCCGTCACCAGGCCAGAATGGTAAGAGCCGTACCTACATCAGGCGGCTCACTGACCATCAAGATCCCAAGGAGAACCGGCATGGGCCACGGAGACCTCATCTCGGCCTGGGTCCCGGCCGTTCACCACCTGTCCTACGCGGCCGTGGTCATCAAGGAAAAGCGACCCAAGCCCGGAGACCCTGGATATCAGGAGTATTTCCTGGGCCGAATGAAAGCCAGGTTCGAATCCGACGAGGCTGAGTACATCAAAAAGACGGAAAAGTCCCTGTCCAGGAAAAGCCGCTGGAGGTTCAGCTAGTTACAGACTGGCACGGAACTTGCATTTATGGCATGATGTGCCTGGATGGCAAGAGCTAAGACCGCTGACGCGCAATGGTGGAATGCCACCAAGTCAGGCCGCAGTCCTCACGAGGTCCTTGTCCCCCTTGTGGAGAAGCTTTTTGAGGCTCAGCAGAACCGGTACATCGGGTATCGCCGACTGGCGGAGGTGTACGGGGCCGACATGACAGCTCGAGGCGGGTCCACGGATCCGTTTGAGACCGCTTTTAGCGAAGAGCTGACCATGAACGAGTTGGCCAATACGGTGGAGACGCTACACAGCCAGCTCTACAAGAACCGTATCGTCGTATCGGTGGACACGGTTGGTGGCGATTATGGCCAGTGGTCCAGGGCGAAAAAGCTCAACCGGTGGATCGACGGCGTACTGAATGACTGTGACCTTCATGGCAGCGTCGTTCCGCGCGTGGGCCTCCATGCCATCATTGCGGGCACCGGCTTCTACAAGGTCGGCCACAGAGTTGTTGATGCGGAGAAGGGCATTGCTGAGATCACTATTGAGACTTCTGACCCGCTGGACATGGCCGTTGACCCGCTTGATGCGGAAGGCGGCAATCCGATGTGCATCTTTGAGATCGGTGTCGCAGACCGGACCGCTCTCGAAGACATCATGCGAGAGAAAGACGACACACTCTACGGAACTCCCGAAGAACGTCTTCTTGCTATCGAAAATGCAAAAACGGCGCAGGATGATCAGCTTGGGCCGAAAGATGTAGGCATTCTCGATCTTGATACAATCCGCGTCTACCACGGCTGGCGCCGGGCCCCGAATAAGAAGACGCCTGGCCGATACATCATGTGCACGTCGGCAGGCACCCTGATTGACAGGGAGTACAAACTCGGCGAGTTCCCTCACATCCCGCAGCGGTGGATGATGGCCCCCAGCGGCTATTACGGCCAGTCCGCTGTCGCTCGCCTGGCTCCTGGCCAGCGCACGTACGACAAGATGACGATGCGTGGTGACAAGTGCCACGACCTCATGGGCATCCCGCGCATCATCTTGCGCAAGGGCTCTGGATTCGAGAAGCGCCATATCGACGACGTTGAGGCAAGCATCCTCGAGGCTGACGACCCCAGTGGCATCAAGGAGTGGAACCCTACCCCCATCCACCCAGACTTCTACCGTGAGCGAGACTCCATCCCTGGCAAGATGCGTGGCCTTGTCGGGGTGTCCCAGTTCTCTTCCACAGGACAGCTGCCAACCCAGCTACGTGAGGCCTCCGGCGTAGCGCTAGAGAGCTTCGTGGATCAGGAGTCCGCTCGGCATGCCATGGCTCATCGTGAGTACGAGCGGGCCATCGTAAAGCTCGTGTATCGCATCTTTGACGAGGCCCTCTGGCTCCAGGAGCACGGCTTTACGGTCATTGCTCGCTCGCCGAATAGGAACCACCTCGAGGAGATCGACTTTAAGGACGTCTCCATGGACCGCGAGGAGTTCAAGCTTCGCGTGCTGCCCATCTCCCACCTGTCTCGTACGTTTACGGGCAAGGTCAACCAGCTGGCCCCACTGCTCAACAACGGTGCCATCAAGCTCCCGACTTACCGAAGGCTCCTCGAGGTTCCTGACATTGAGCAGGAGAACGACATGGAGACGGCCACGGACGAGCTGGTGGACGCCATGTTGAACAAGGTCTACGAGACCGGCCTTCCGTTCGACCTGCTCGCGTTTGATGATGAGCAGCGAATCTTTGAGCGCGGATCGAAATTCATCAACTACCTGCGCCTGCGGGACGTTCCGTCCGAAAAGCTGCTTCCTGTCGTCGAGTACGTTACCGAGGCGTACAACCGGATCCTGAAAAAGGAAGCCGAAGCGGCAGCTCAGCAGGCAGCAGCACAAGCTCCTCCGGCCCAAGGTGGCGCCGGTGCTCCCGATATGGGAGGGGCCATGCCGCCGCCCGTACCTGGCGGACCTGAAGGTGCCGTATGAGTGACGAATCAGCAATCCAGACCTCAGAGCCTACTACTACAGTAGCCCCCGCCAAAGACCCAGAGCGCGTCGATGGCCGGCTTTCCGAAGAGAGTCGACGGGCAGCCGCCAAGGCCGTTCGCGAGGCCATGAAGGCGGCGGAGCCAGCGGCGGAGTCCGACGAAGGGGCCGAGCCAACTGAGCAAGCAAAGGCCAAGGAAGAAGAGATCAAGTCAGAGCCAATCTCCGAAAAGCTGAACCGACTCGTAAAGGAACGAGAGAAGGCCAAGGCGATTCGTCGAGAGGCCGAAGAGCAGCGTCAAGCTGCGATGAAGGAAATCGAGGCGGAGCGCAATAAGCTTCGTCAGGAACTAGAGGAACAGCGCAAGATCACCGAATACCTCGAGGCCCTAAAGGCGAACCCGCTGGAGGGCATGCGCAAGCTAGACATCAACCCTGAGGAGTTCCTTGAGCGGATCATCAAGTCCGACCCCAAGGACCTCGCCCAGCGGCAAAAGGAAGAACTTCTTAACAAGGAACTTGCCGAGCTTAAGCAATGGAAGCAGCAGCTTGAGGAGAGCATCCGCCGTAGCCAGGAGGAGCAAACTACGGTAGTTGAGCGGGAGCGTCGCAGTCAGATCATCAACTCCTTCTTGGAGTCGGCGAAGGACCAGACGAAGTACCCGAACTTCAGCACGCTGTATGGCGGTGACCCGGAGTATCAGGTGACTCTCGGGCATCGGGCAGCGGATCACATTCGCGAGCACCTTGGCTACCAGCCGAGTCGCGAGGAGATCCTCGAATATCTTGAACACGAAGCTTCTAAAAAGGCAGGCAGTAGGGTAGCCGGCCAGTCCAAACCAGGCGAAGCACGAGGTCTTCCCAGGACCCCGAGCAAGTCGGATCTCACCGATAGAAAGGCCTCTCCCGTCTCAGTCCCCGATGACTGGGAAGAACGGAAGCGCCTCGCTAAGGCTCGAGTGAAGGCTGAAATGAAGGACTTCGAAAGTCTCAACGAAGACTGACGCGGGAATCCATTCAACCATCAGACTCAGAGGATTTAGATAATGGCTGCTACTGTTCTGTCGGGCGTCTCTGCGGCGCTCAAAAATCTGTACCCGAAGGGCGAGATGCCCGAGTCGATCAACGACAACTATCCGCTCCACAAGAAGCTTGCGAAAGCGGAGGACTTCGTTGGCGAGTCGGCATACGTCGCCATCAAGAACGCTAACTCGCAAGGCGTAGGCTCCTCGGTCGCGACTGCCCAAACGGCGGACAACGACCCGTCGTACAAGCGCTTTACGCTGACGCGCAACAAGGCCTTCTCGGTCGCCCGTATCGACGGCGAGGCCGCTGAAGCCGCTGTTCGTCAGGAAGGTGCGCTAGTCGATCTCGTGGACGACAAGGTCTCCGGCGCGGCCCAGACGCTCGTGCACGACCTTGCGGTCTGGGAGTACGGCGCCGGTAACGGCATTCTCGGCACGATCTCGTCGGGTCACGGCGGCACCACGCTGACGCTGACCAGCACGGCGAACATGAACTACTTCGAGATCGGTATGCTCATTGTGTCTGTCGACGGCACCGTGACGGCGCTCAACGGCAACAAGACCTCTGCGGCTGCCCGCACGGTTACCGGCATTGACCGCCTCAACCGCACGCTCACGATCAGTGCGGCCCTCGGTGGCACGGCGGCCTCTGGCGACCACCTGGTTCGCGCTTCGTTCGACTGCGAAACGGCCGGCGACGTGAACTCGGTCTTCCACGGCCTCCGCTCCTACGTTGAGGGTGGCTCCTCGCCGTCGTCGCTCTACTCGCTCACCCGCAACACAGACCCGGTCCGACTCGCTGGCCAGACGGATGACTACACGGGCGATGCGATGGAAGACGCGGTGCTTGACGCCCTCGCCAAGTGCTCGATCCAGGGCATTGGTACCCCTGACACGCTCGTCGCAAACCCCATCCAGGTGGCGGCGATGCAGCGATCGGTCGGTGGTAAGGTTGTCTACAACCGCGACCAGTCGTCCAAGGCGGAGGTCGGCTTTTCGGAGCTGAACTTCGAATCTCCAGACGGCAAGGTCAAGATCATCTCGGACCCGTACTGCCCGCTCCAGGTTGCGTACCTACTTCGCATGAAGGACTGGACGCTGTGGTCGCTCCGCAAGGCGCCCCACATGGAAAAGGCCGACGGTCTCGAGTCTCGCGTCAACTTCACGGAGGACAACTTTGAGGTCCGCTGGAAGTTCTACGGCGCGGTGAGACTCACGAACCCGGGCTGCCAGTTCCGCATGACTGGTTTCGGAGCGTAATATGGCTGAAGGTCGCACTAGTAAAACCAATCCAGTCCGAGCAGTGGGGCGCAATATCGTCGAGTACGGCGGTATCTGGACCACTGCAGGTGCTGCCAACATGACCGTCGACTATTCAGACGGGATCAAGTCGGTAAACTACAACTCCGCGGCTGGCAAGTTCCTCGTGACGTTCGTAGGTCGACCAGGCAAGCTCATCAGTTGCTATGGTCAGGCCCACGCCGTAACCGGAACTGGTCCGCTTGTGGTCAACTGCGTGTTCTCGACGTACACGACAACGGCGGAAGATGCCACTGTGGAAATCGAGTTCTGGGAGCAGGCAGACGGCGACGACACGCTGACCGATCCGGCCAACGCCACCTGGCCCAAGCTCGACATCTGGTTCAAGTTCGCTGCTAGCGGTACCCTCTAACAGCTGGAGGATGCCGTGAAGGACGAAAAGAAGTCGATCGTGGACAAGATGGCGGGCAAGCCGTCGCTCTTTTCCAAGAAGGAATCCGATGAGATGGAGGTCGAGTCGGACGACACCGAGGAAGAGGACGGCGGCTACGTCGAGGCCATGCGAGCCTTTGAAGAGGCTGGCTCAACGGAAGAGAAGGCAGAGGCGCTGAAGGCTTTCATCAAGCTTTGCAGCTGAAGTAAGGCGGAGCGTCAATGAGCAGACAGGTACTCTGGACAACCATCAAGACACGTATTCGTAGGGCTGCCGACATCGAGAACGATACCCACGTTACCGATGCCGAAATCTACGACATCCTTGACCGAATTTATCCAGGGTACTGGGACCTGCTCATTGACGCTGGTCCGCCGGAGTTCTCTTGCGAAAAGGTTACGTTTTCATCCGTGGCTGGTACTCAGGCCTACTCACTGGCCACGACAGTTACCAACAGTGCGGACAACTTTTACCGCATGAAGGGGCTCTACGTGCTAGATAACAGCAGTAGGCTCCACCCGGTCGGAAGGTTCTTGGATACGGAGATTCACCTCTGGAAGGCAATCGACGAGGCCAAGTCGTTCCAGATTCACTACTACAAGAATTGCCCGTCGGTCCCATCATCCCCTACCGGTAGCGACTACGTGGAGGGGTACAGTGGATTCGAGGAATGGCTGGTGTACAAGGCCTGCGCCGAGATCAAGCGTAAGCGCCAGGAGGACTTCAGGCAATTCGAGGCCGAGGCCGCCACTCTGGCCGCCAGGATCACAAAAAACGCGAATAGGGACGGCTGGGAGCCATCCAGGGTACAGCGCCGAAAGAACCGTCCTGGCGTCAATATCTACGGATACCAGATCAAGGGCAACACTCTTGAGCTGTGTAAGTATACTGGCTACGAGGGCTGGTACACTTGATCAGGCACATCGACTACGACAATCAGCGCATCCGACAGTCGCGTCCCCAGGCACGCACGGCTAAATCTCTTCGTTCGCTTTCGGCGGAGCAGCAGCTCGAGGCACTGCGATCTGGACTTGAGGACGTGGCAAGAGACAGGCCGCCTCAGGCCATCAATTTCTACAACATCCCTGTGGCTGGGACGACTACGGTCGAGCTTCCTCACAACTTCGGTGGAGCCGTCAGTTTCTGGCTCACTGACTCCAGGCCGACGTCGGCAGGCAGTGTTGGAGTAGACCCTGTCATTCAGCGCCTTACGTCTGGCGCCACCCCATTTACGGACCAGAGCACCACGAACATCCTGTCGCTTCGGGTGTCCGGATTCACTGGCGTGATTGCAATCAGAGTAGAGGCTGCACAATGATTCTGAGCAAGAGCACGGTAAACGTTGCCCTTACCGGCCTGAACGAGAAGGTTGCCAGTGAGGCGGCGGACGCCTCGGTAAGCCTGTCTGTGTGCGAGAACGTGCAGTTTATTCAGGGCGGTGTTCCACAGACCAGACATGGGTACGCCGAGGTTACGTCCATGAGCTATACGGACGGAACCGTTTTCGATACGAACGAGTTCGCAACCAGAAGTGCAGCGTTTGTCGGAGATAATGGATATTACGTCACCTCTGACCAGTGCAGGGCTCTTAGGTACACTGGAACACTGTCGTCTCCAATCCGCTCTTTCTCGCCCATGGTGGTCCAGACACAGGTTGGCGGAGTTGGTAACGCGTACAACGGGGCACGCTCCAACTTTCCAAAGACGATCACTAGGTGCGCACCCAGAAAGATTGCGAACGTAAGGCACATCACATCACAGGAACAGACTGGCGCAAGGTCTTACGACTCTCCAGAGGGCGACTCCATTGTCGGGCTGTCGGACGCGTACCACTATCACGGTCACGCCAATTTCCCAGAGGGGATTCTTGTCGTCGTTACGACACCAACACAGGGAACGTCGCTCAACGTCAACTCGGCAATCCCGCTTTTTATTGTGTCCGTTGTCGATTGCGCAACTGGAAAGGTGCTGAATCAGCAAAAGAGTTCACAGACCATTTATTCTGGCGGGGCGCTCATACCACCAGAGGCGATGTGCGTTGTTGGGTATGGATCAACGTTCGCAGTGGTCATGGCGGGTCACGTGTCGGCAAGCCCGGCAACTGTCACGGCCTACTACAGCACGATCAGTGACACGGTAATGCCAGTGTTCAGCTCCACGACGGTGGCGACCGACTTTCAGACTGGCGGTCTCATGTCGGCATCTTACGACGACACGCACGCCACTGCGAATCGCGTGTACATCAAGTACCACAGCACCACTACCGCGCAGACATCTACGATCATCAGGCGACTGAGCACAACGGACTTTTCTTCGCTGGCATCGGCCACTGACAACGACGACGGGTTTCCCCCGGCTGGAGCGGACTTCGATGCCTTCGGTCTGTACTACGACGTTGTTGCGGACGAGGTCGTGTCGGTAAACTGCTACTCTGGAACACTTGCTGCCACACTTATCAAGTGCAGAAGCGCGGACCTTGCGTCGACATATCGAGGTGGGGCAACGGCATGGAACGGTGTCGGACCATATCTGAATGCCGTTATGTACCTGTCAAGGGTGTCCATTCGGCACTACTGGGACGACTCGCTTGGCAGCGCAAGGAAGTGTTTTGGCCTCATTGGCTGCATTACCGTAGCTGGCACCAAGGCCTACGACACGTGGGTGCAGTGGGCGCAATTCGGACAGGGGAGCACATATGGCGGCACTAGCGTAGATACGATCCTTTCGACGTCTGTAGATGCGCCACAGCCGCAGGTCATCTTGTCATCGGCGCTCGTTGCTAGGCCATGGTGCCCAATGGGCCAGACCAGGTACTTCTCACTGGTGCCAATCTGTCACGTTAGCGATTTGGCGGTAAGCGCTGGAATTTACCAGAGTCACTGCACGGTGTATCGGGTTGACGGCAGGTCGAACGTGACTCTTGCCTTTGGCGGAGCGACCGATTCTCCGTTGCCGCTGTATCCAAACACGTCATCAAGGTTTCCGGTTGCATGCCAGGTGGCCACTGGAACGCTGTCGCTGCTGACGGAAAACATAAACGTAGCCAGCGGAAAGAGAAGCAAAAGGCTTTCGTTCGTTCCTGTGTCACGGTCTTCCAGCAGTCCGCCCAAAAGCTTTTTCTGCTGTGGGATTGTGGACAATACTGCATTCACCGCGAGAGGTTCGGTCTACGCAGTGTCGGCCAGTGGTATACCGGCAGCGCCACAGTCCGTTGCGGTGTATTCGATGGACCATACGATGGTCAGCATGTCGTCCACAAGCGGCACAGCGGGGGACATTGCTTCCTGCGGGTACCCGTACAACGTAGACGGTGGCAGGCTGTCTGAGGCGCACACTCCGGCAGCCCCGGTGATCTACGGGTCGAGCCCCATCGCCGGACTGGCCATTATACTTGTGGCTAGTGAGCCGTCCATCCAGTACAGGGCCATGTGGGAGTACGAGATGGAGAGCGGGAACGTCATGTGGTCGGAGCTGTCCAATCCGCACACTGTTGACGTGACCGTTCCTGGAAACTGCACATCGATAGAGGTAAGAATCGTACCTCCGGTTACCTCGCTCACCTCTCCAGTCAACGCAATTCGATGCCACCTATTCAGGAGGTCGGCCATCTCCGGAGGAGACAGGTACGTAGGAACCGCGTACTTCGCAAACTCCACAGCGTTCACGGCGGCGAACTATGTGTCGATATTCGATACTATCGGCTCCAGCTCCATTGCCTCCATGCCGGCCCCGTACTACGACCCGACAGGAGTAGGATCTGGATCACCTCTGCCAAGGCAGCGACCGGCGGGTCTCAGAAAAGTGATCCACCATGCCGACAGGCAGTTCGGAATCGACGAAGACGGCAGCATTCGGTTCACCGGACCACTCGTAACAGGAGAGAATCCATGGTGGTCAGACGCCTTTTCCATTCCCGTTCCTGGCGGCGGACAGGCCGAGGCCCTCGCGTCTTATGGCGGTCGGCTGTTCGTGCTGAAGCGCGACAGCGTATATGTCATTGACGGGCAAGGTCCACCAGAGAACGGCGGCAACGGATCAGAATTTTCAGCGCCACAGCTGGTGTCCGGGACCATTGGAATCTCCGACCCGAGAGCACTTGTAGTCACACCATACGGGATCATCTTCAGGTCACAGCGCGGACTTGAGATGCTGACTCCGAACGGTGGAGTGGACTTCATCGGTGAGCAGGTTCAGCTGACGCTCGACCAGTATCCCTACACAGTGGCCGCCGCTTACGACCCCGATGCTGACTGCGTAAAGTTCCTCGTGTCGAGCCTGACTGAGCCGTCCTACGGTTACGTGTCCGGAACGTCTGGTGGCGCCATTTTCTGCATGTACGGCAAGGCTCAGTCGTGGGCGGTGCACAAGGTGGCAGCGGGAGGCGTCTCCGACAGCAATTTCTGCGACATGAGGGTCGTAAACTTCAACGGAAGGGCCATCACGTGCCTGCTTTCCGCCGACGGGAAGGTCTATGTGGAGAAAAAGCTCCACTCGAGCGGCAATTACCTCGACCCGTCGGGCTCTCCGGTGGCCGTAAAGCTCGCCACGCACTGGGTAAAGCTCGGAAATGCTGTAAATTCACGGTTTAGGCTCTATGACTGCGAAATGATTGGCATAAAAGCCACAAATCACGCAGTAACGATGAAAATTTACTACAATTATTCGAGTTCCGTTGGAATTACGAAGACTTGGCAGCCTCCGTACACCGATGCGACGCCCGAAGTGCTGCAAGTTCAGCCAAATGTGCAGCAGGTCATCTCGGCAAAGCTGGAAGTGTCGTACTCAGCCCCTTCTGACACGGGAACATACCCCGTAACTACAGGAGAGGGAACGAAGATTCTACAACTTGCTATGAATATTGGAGTGCAGGACGGTTTGCCGAGGATTCCGGCCGACCAGAAGGGGTAGACCTTGAGCCGGATTTCGGATACTTGGGACGATGCCACTAGCAAGAAGGGTCTCGTAAACGCTGCGGCAGAAATGGGCAGGTCTCTACCTGGTCCCATGGGCGGAATGGTTGGCGCTGCTGCGAACGTGCTCGGAATTGGAGCTGAAGAGGAGGCCCCTCTCCCTCAGTACGAAAAGTTCAACTGGGACCAGTCCGCGTTCACGGGTAGCCCGGCCGAAATGGCTGCTCGCCAGAACGAAAGCGATATGCTCCGTCGCGGCATGCGGGAGATGCAGTTCTCCAAGCTTGGCCGAGAGAACGCCGGAATGTTTCAGGAGGCCCTGGGCCAGCAGCGCGCTGCCATGCTCGGTCAGGCTCCGTCCGTGGCACAGATCCAGATGCAGGACGCCATGAATCGAGCTGGACAGCAGCAGCAGTCAGCCGCCGGTAGCGCTCGAGGCGCCGGAAGCCTTGCCCTGGCCCAGATGAACGCCTCCAATCAGATTTCTGGCATCCAACAGAACGCTGCCACCCAGGGCGCACTGCTTCGGGCAAAGGAGATGGAGGCCGCCAGGGCTGGCATGTTCAGCGCAATCGATTCCGACCGTGCGGCGGCCACTGCTGGTGCGGCAGCCAAGGCGAAGGCAATGCAGGGGTACGGCGTTGGCCTCGACACCAGGTTCGAGGGAGACCGCAACCGTGGTATGGCCTACCAGGCCGGTCTTCGCGGTGAGCATGCCGCTGCGCAGGGCCGTTCGTTCCAGAATGTTCAGTCCGAGAAGGCTGCGCAGGCTCTCGAGCAGAAGGCGGCAGCGGATCAGGCGAGTGCCAATGCGCAGTCGGCTGTTGCGGCTGGCCAGATGGCGGCGGACCAGTACAACAAGGAACAGGACCGCAAGGTTCGACTCTCCAAGACGACGCCGGCACAATGAGAACATCAAAAGACATCTATCCGGAATCGGACGACCACTACACCAAGGGTGGAAACCCCATGGCAGACGGGCTCGAGACTAACTTTGGGGCCGACGCGAACATCCCAGGCATGTTTGCAGCTCGAGGTACCAGGCCACGGCCGACCAGAGTGGAAGCCGGCGGACTGGCGACAGATTTCGACCCACGGTCCAGGGCCGGACGCAATGGGCTTGCGGAGGAGTGGGAGGGCGTCGGAAGGGACACTCCTGTAGACCGTGACGGTGACCCGACGATTGAAAACAACATGCCAAAACAGCCGCAGGAGTTCGGCGGGATGGGCGCAGGTGGCATGGCATCCATCCTTGGCGTGCTTGGCGCATACAAGGGTCACCTGGACAAGATCGGCCGGAAGGGATACAAGCCCACCGCCAAGGACATCTACCAAGTCGGCGACCCTACTGGCGGTGGAATGTTCGGGAAGGAGGCCGCTGCGCAGGCGTGGGGCGGACGAGCCGTGAGGGCTATGCCTGGTAATTTTGGGTTCTCCGCATCGATGGGAAGGCACATATAATGAAGCTACCTAGCGAATACATCGAGGAAGAGGAGCGCAACAAGGCTCTTGAGGGCGAGGCCGAGAAATCCAAGGCCATTGCTGAGCAGGAGCGCTTGCGTCGGCTCGCGGAGATGGCACTGCGCTACTCGACTTCGCTGCAGCAGGTTGAGGTAAAGAAGTAATGAGCGAAGAAGGCAAGAAGAAGGCGGATGAAGTCCAGCTCGTGGTTGGCAACAACATCCCCGCCGGCCAGATTCCGAACTTGCTGCCAGCAATGCCGGAAACGCCAGCTCAAAAGCTTGCGGCCGCTGCGCTGCTAAAGCTACGCAATGGCAAGCCAGAGACCCCTCCACAGGGCAATCCGTTTATCAAGCCAGCTCCGTCGCCAACGGTTGACTTCACCAAAGAAGTAAGCCAAATGCAGGGCGAGGGATCTGGCAAGACGTCTGGATCTGTAGGTGCGCCTGTAGACCCAAACGCTCCAGTCGAACCCACGCCCACCACCGTTTCGCAGTACCAGGCCGGAACCATTGAAGCTGCCCCGCTAGACGTTGGAACCACCTCCCAGCCGCTCCCTCATTACATGACCGAGGGCAACACGCTCGAGTACATGCCGGAAGAGAACCGGGCCATCTACTCCATGGGCGAGCTGGCCATTAAGCAGTCGGAGGATGCCGCCATCAAGGCAGCCAAGGCCAAGGTGGACTACGCTACTGCCCTGGAGAACGAGGCCAAGCGCAGGGAGGCTGCTGCCAACAAGATCAAGGCCGCAGAGGCGGAGCGCATCCGACAGGAGCAAGAAGACATCCTGCGCAAGGACCAGCAAGCGGCCCAGGCTAGCGCTGTAGCTCTCATGGCAGGAAACTTCTTCGCGAACACCGAAAAGTTCAATTCGACCATCTTGGCCGCCGGCCTGGCGCGAGCTGGCCTGGTGGATCAGGGGTTGTCCGTGGTGCGCGACTCCATTGCTCGCGAGTACAACATGCAGCGTCAGGCCATTGAAGAGGCCAAGATGCGTGGCGAGCGGTCTGACAACATGCTCTCTAGACTCCGCGGAATCTACCAGAGCGAGCGCGCTGCTGACCTGGCATTCGAGACCCTGGCGTCTGATGCGGCGGCACGGAAGCTGCAGGCTATGGCGGAGAAGTCGCAGGGCGCACTGGATGAGTCGGCGGCCGTTGCCATGGCCACACAGCTTCGCATGAAGAACCTCGAAAACATGCGTACCAAGAACCTGGCCGAGCGCAAGCTCACCTCGAACCCAGAGGTACTCAAGATGTCCGGGCCAGAGTTCGCTCGGGCTGTCGGCTGGGGCGCCGGATCTGCTGGTCAGGCAACCGGAGCGACGGTCGGTGGCGGAGGCGCTGGTCCACAATCTGGACAGTCGGCTACTGGCGGAGGCAGCACCGGAGGCGCAACAGCGGCAAGGGGAAAGGGCGGCCCAAGGGTATTTACGAGCCAGTTCGGACTCACTGCAGGATCGCCCGCCTACAACGCGGCAATCAAATGGGCCAAGACACAGGAGGGTCTTGAGGCCACTGATAAAGTCGTTAATATTCGAGACCCAAGGAGCGGTAACGAATACAGAAATGTTCGCATTCTTGCGCCCAAGGGTAAGGCCGTGTTCGATGCTGGCGGCGCCTACTATACTGTTGGTGACCAGAAGCAGCTGGAAGACCTGAACAAGATGAAGTCTGGGTACGTAAACGCCAGGACCAACGCAACCAAGCTCAAGTCTACGCTCGACAGGCTGGCGGCACTAAAGGTTGGTCCGGACGGCATCAGCAAGCAAGAGAGGCTCACGCTCGAGAAAGAGGTCGGAGCACTGCAGACAATGATGCAGAACTCGTGGTGGAAAACTTTTGAGCCTGGCGTCATGCAGACCGGAGAAGTAAAGAGGGCCGAGGAAGCTACCGGATCTGCAAATACAGTAATGGCAAAGCTGAACAACTTGGCGAACCAGCTGTCAAAAGGCTCCGTTGGGCACACCGACTGGAACAACGACCTTGCGGCGGCCAGGGCGGGGGCGACGGTGATTGAATCCGTAGCCGCACAGTCCAGCCTCGTTGACCACCTGAACAGAATGGGGTTCGCGCCAGTGACGAGAAGCGCACCGTTCCAGTACGACAAGAATGGAAGGGTTGTTCCGGTAACCGAGGGAAACCCGTCTCCAATCTACATGTTGGTGCAGTAAGCCATGAGTGGGCCCGCGGTCTACGTAAAGGACCACTCAACCGGCCAGATGGTCGGCTTTGAGAGTGCCGGCGACGCTCAAAAGTATGTTGAAACGTCGCAGGGCGGAGCGTCTATTGCCTCGGCCGAAAGCACCAACGCCACCAACCGGGCCCTGGCCGAGCAGCAGGCGTACGCGGAGAATCCGAGCCGGTACGAGTGGGAGGCCTACCAGGCGCACGCCAAGGCCGTAGAGGAAGCTGACAAGCGGGCCGACTCTGGGATTGGCGCACTGCTGTCCCTCGCCGGCACCTCTGGCATGTTCGGTCCGCTGGGTCAGCTGGGGGCCGCTGGCGCTGTCGCCAAAGTGGGAACGAACCAGGCCCTTGGCCAGCCAGGAAGACTGAACATCGGAACGCCTGGCCAGGGGGCGCTAGGAAGCCAGATTGGTATACTGAACACCCTCACGCTGGGGCAGGGCACTAGGGCCATCGCCGGGGCATCGGAAGGAGCCAGGTCGTACCTCGAGTCGCAGCAGGGATCCGAGGGTTACCAGCTCGGCCACAACATCGGTAGTGCGGCTGGGGCCATGACGCTCGGTGGCATCGGTGCAGCTTACCTTCCTGGCTACGCGGCGGCAACCAGTGGCGCCCTTGGGATGATGGCTGAGGGCGGGGTCACTGGCGCCATTGCCGGAGCTGGCGACACGATCGGAACGGCAGCCATCAAGAACACCGAACTCACGGCGGAGCAAATCCTGGCCGGGGCTGGTGAGGGCGCTATTATGGGCATGGTGCCTGGTGCCCTGTACGGCGCATCGAAGGCGGTAGGCTCTGGCCTGAGGGCCATTGGCAAGCTGAGCGAATCCAAGCTAGCCGCTTCGCCGAATGAGGCAGCGTTCAATGAGGCACTTCTCAGGCGAGGCATCAATCCTGAAGAGTTTGCGGCCAAGCTGGACACCCCACTGACCGGATTCCGAACCAAGGCCGACATCGAGTTCGCCGCCAAGAAGATCGACGATAGCTACAGCAAGGTGGCCAATGAGTACTCTCGGGCCGTCCGGAGTCGTGAGGCCGCAGCAAGTGGTGCTACAGCGGATGTCGCTGCCGTAAGGAACAACTGGGAAACGGCATTCAACAACAACGAAGCCATGTTCATGCGCGGCGAGACCGACATGCTGATCCCTCCAGAGGTCAAGCACGGAATCGACACGATCCTGAACAAGGCCCAGCAAATGGAAGGTGGTCTCACGCAGGCCAACTTCGAAAAGCTCAGCAAGATGGCCGAGAAGCTCCCTGCGGAATACCGTCAGGGTGCCGATTACGGCCTGGACATGCTGAAGTCCAGCCTATCCGACTCCATGAAGTCCTCGGTGCCTGGTGAACTCGGTCAGAAGATCGGCAGCCTATCCGAGCGCATGCAGGACCTCAAGCTGGCCAAGAACCTGCTGAAGGACATGAAGCCGGCGGGCGTCGTTCGGGCAGAGGGCGGGCCAACCCAGGCATCCAACTGGGAGATTGCTAGCCTCGTTTACGGCGTAGCCAAGGGCAACCTTCCGTCCATTGCGTACGGGGCCATCAAGGCCGCCACGAGATTGTCCGGAGCCAGCGCTATCGCGTCTCGCCTGGTGCCTACCGCCATCGCGGGGGAGCGCTTTGCTCAGGCCGTACAGGGCGCAGCTGCCAGGACGAGGGGCGCTGGAGCCGGCCTTGTTGGCGCGTTCAACTCAGGGGAGACGCCAGACCGCAAGCCGATCGTCAGGAACCTTGACCGTGGCAACCTCGTTGACGCCGTGGAGGGCTTCCGCAAGATTGTAGAGGCTGGCCCGGACACGTCTCTGATGAATAAGCTCGGTCCAGGCTTTAGCGACACCATGTCCGCCAAGGTTTCGGCCATCGCCATGAACGTCACCCGCAAGGCAGACCAGCTTGGTGTTGGCTCCACGAAGACCTCCATGTCCGCCTACGAGAGTCCCTACGGTGCGGCCGGATCCATCATGGAGTCCCGCCAGATGGCCAAGACCAAGGAGCGCATCAAGAGCCATGGCGCCACGGCATCAGAGATGATCCTGTGGGAGTACACCAAAACTGCCATGGACCCGGGCAAGGCCCTGGCCGACGTAAAGACTCTCTCGTTCACGAATACGCAGCTTGAGTCACTGCGCGACAACTACCCGAAACTGCTAGAATCTGTGATTGACGAGCTTATGGCACAGGTATCCAAGCAGGCCTCCGTGGGCAAGGTTCCGTCGCTCGAGACGAGGGCCAGGATGTCCAAGCTCATCGGCAAACCGGTAGACACCACGACCGACCCGGGCTTCTCCAGCCGAGTCTCCGTTGCTCTGGCTCCGCCAGACCCAGAGGGCGGCCAGGAGTACACCGGCGCTACCGGCAGATCAGGCAATCCGAGAATCAGCGAAACTAGCATGACGGAATCAGAAAGACTGGAGTCCAAGTGAAGATCGACCTTGATATTACGAAGACGATTGTATTCTGTGTCGTCTTCGCTGGTGTGTGCGTACTTGTAGGACTTGGCAAGCTTCCGGCCGAATACGTGAAGTACTTGTTCGTCTGGCTTGTTCCGAGTCCGGTTCAGGTTTCGTCCAAATCTGCGGAGGATTCGTAATGGTTTTGAAGGTAAAGTCACTCGTTCCGGGCCTTGTGAGCCTCTTCTATCTGACCATTGTCCTCGCCCTGATTGGTGAGCTTAGCTGCAAGCCGTCGGAGCCCGTCATGGACGCTACTGCGGCAGCCATCTACGCGGCAGAACTGCAGGCATGCGTGGCCAACTCGAAGACGCTGAAGGAGTCCAAGGACTGCAGGGACGCGGTGGACCGTAAGTGGGGTGTAAAGTGATGCCTATCATCGAGCTGGCAACTGCACTGGCCGAGCTGCTCCTGAAGCTGATGGGCCAAGAAGGTGCCAAGAAGCTACTCGATGAGAGGGCCGTAGCGATTGCCAATGCTGCAGCCGACGCCGCGGAGCGTGCCAAGTTTGGAGATGACAATGGCCAAGGATGATGACAGCGTCTATCTGATCGGGGCGGACTACGGTGACAAGCAGCTCCAGTGGGGCGAGCAGGGACCCTACCTCGCGCGTCTCCAAAGCGATGCATTGACCCCGAAACCGCGAGAATCCTCGTCGGCCAGCACTCCAAAGGATGCACCAAAGGCCCGACCGCTCACGTATGAGGAGATGGTGCGCCAGCTGCAGAAGTCTGTAGAGTCGCAGCGACCTAGCGGACCGAGCACTGCGGAGCGACTGCAGTCCCAGCGCGACCAGTCGGAACCGGACTACAGGAAGCTGGCGTCACAGGCTCTCACCAGGGTGCGACCTGAGCCACAGCAGCCCAAGGGTCCCTCTCCGGAGGAGCTTTCCGCCGAGGCAGACAGGATGATGGGCCTCCTGAGCCTGCGCGATCAGCCCACCGTGGAGGCCACCGACCGACAGATGTCCGTGAATACTCAGAACCTCGACCAGAGCGCTGCCAAGCAGGACAAGTCGGCATTGGATACGGACATGTACGAGGTCTACGATGCCGACTGATGACGATACCAAAAAGAAAGCCGAGGAGGCCCTGGACGGCATCAAGAAGGGCCGGATCAGCAAGACTCAAAAGGACCGCAAGGCATCGAGACTTACGCTTCCGCCGGCTGAGCCCATTGGGCAACTCTCCGACCCAAAGCCTATTCCTACGACGGACAGGTACATTGGCGCACCTGGGACAGTGTATATGCGAAGGTCAAGGGAGCCGGTGGGCGGTACGGCGGCCAAATCCAGCGGGTCATTGATTCTTCCGTCCGAGCGAGTCATGGCCGAGGAGAGGGCTATTGAAGAGAGGCGTGTCGCCGATGAGGCCAGGGCCATGGACTGGACCAATTACGGAAACAGGGCGCTGCTTGCCATGTCTCATCCAATCATAGCTGCAGCAATGGGAGGCACGGCAACGGGAGAGGCTATCGGGAATGATATTCCAGTGGCCACCGGGGCTTACTCTGGTGAGTCTTCGGGACGTGAGAGGGGGGACGCAGCCGGATCGGTTGTTGGGTCACATATTCCGGAGTCTCGAGATACGAAAGCGTCATCCCCAACTCAGCCATACGTGAATGTGACCGGCCTATATACTCCAGGAATGTTCGCAGACAAAGAAACCTCTAAATCACCAAGGAAGCGTTAAGACCATGACGGCAGCAACCAAGGGCGGGGATACGATCCTTCCGCCGAGACTCTCTGGCAAACAAAAAGTAGTCTACTTCACCACGTCCAACGCATCGGCCAGCAAGAGCCTGTTCGGTGAGACGGCGTTCACTGGGGCGCCCGCCGGCACGACGCCTACCGGCAAGTGCTACGTGTCGTTCGTTGCAACCGGAGAGACGGCGTACATCTGCCTGTCCACCGGGTCGTCAACCGTATCGGCCACGACAGGCTGGCCTCTCGCCGTCGGCGCACCGCAGGGATTCTGGATCGACGTCTCTGTCGACACCTACGTCTCCTACATCACCGCATCGGGCACTGGGACCATCCGATGGTATGTCTCCTCTCCGGAGTACGACATCCCGAATAGCGTGGTCTAAATGAGTAGGCGCAGCTACAGCAGGGGGCGCACTCGGTCGGTTGCAACTACCGCTGCTGCCGCGCCTGCCATTATCGATCCGCTAACACTGTCGCCGCTCTTTTGGCACGACGCCAGGGCCGCGTATATCAACGCGGGCAGCCCGACGAACAACGACACCGTCGCCACGGCAATCGACAGGTCGGGTAACTCGAGAGACTTCGTCAACGCCTTCACATCGAACCGGCCGCAATGGAAGACGTCTCAGTTCGGTAGCGAACCGGGCATGGAGTTTACCCAGGCAACACCCGACTACCTCGCGCACGAGGGGGCGGCGATTGCTGTCCCGTCGGGGGTTACGTACTGGGCCGTGTTTAAGACTTCCACGAACGACGCCACATCATCCAACCCTAACATCAATCCGCCAATGACCATCATGGGCGACAGCGGTGGCAACTCCTCGTTCAACATTGGACTGAGCGGCAACGAGGCACAGGCCTGCTATTGGAATGGCGGTTGGGCGTCACACACCTCGTCCGGGCTCTCTCTCGCTGACGGCAACCCTCACACGATTGCCTGCTCGCTTTCATCAGGAGGTGCCCTCAAGCTCTACGCTGACGGCGTCCAAGTCGCATCTGCGTCGGGGCTCTCCTACTACGGACCGATGACCGTCTACATCGTAGGATGCGGTTACGGGACATACGACGCGTTTAACGGAGTCATTGCTGAGGACATGTGCTTCGGCAGCGCACTGACTGCCCAGAATATCGCAGACCTACACACCAGAGCCGAGTCCATTTGGGGAGTATAAGATGTCTGTTAGAGACGGGTTCTTCTTTTGGATATGTATGACGCTCGTCATGGTCTGCATTGAGCTAAACTGTAGGTAAATGAAAGCCTCAGTTCTCAGCAGGTTCCCCGAGGAGTCGGTCCGCCTCGAGGGGTACGTTCCATACATGTACCTAGACGTGAAGGGCCTGGTTACTACCGGCATCGGAAACCTCATTGACCCCATGTCGCTGGCCATGAACCTGCCATGGAAGATGGGCTCCATGCCGGCCACGCAGGCCCAGATCGCCGACGAGTGGACACTGGTCAAGTCAAACACCACGCTGGCCAAGCACGGGCATCTGGCGGCCAAAGGGATCACCAAGCTTCGCCTGGACAAGGAAGACGTTGAGAGGCTCGTGTCCAGCGTCATGGCTAGGTTCTACGGCATCCTGAAGCATCGCTTTCCCGATATCGACACCTGGCCGGCCGATGCCCAGATGGCAACCATGTCAATGGCGTGGGCTTGTGGGCCTTGGTTTCGATTTGCAAATCTCGAATCCGCTTTGAAATCAAGGAACTTCACTCTGGCTTCCGTTTCTTGCCAGATCAGTACGGCTGGAAATCCCGGAGTGGCGCCAAGAAACGTAATGAATATCATCCTTTATGGCTCTGCGGCCGCATGCGAGGCCGGAAAGCTCAAGGGTGATGTGGTCCACTTTGGCGGAGAGCGAACCGGGAAACGCCTGCAGACCCTCCTAAACGCCTCCACAATCGATCCTAAGCTCAAGGTGGACGGACAGGTAGGCCCCAAGACCCGAGAGGCTGTAAAGCGATTTCAGGGGTCCCAGGGCCTAGACCAGGACGGCATTGCCGGGGTGCTTACGTGGGGTCGTCTGGAAGAGGCTGGTCTACATCCAGCGACAGGGTGAAGGAATGTATTCGAAGGTCCCACGATGGATGCCGAATTTTCATCTCCCGAAGATGCCTCTCGGCGACGGCGCGCCGCTTGACCAGCATGGGCTTATGCTGGCAGTAGCGAACGTACCTGTCCTGCCGAGGGCAGTAGAGGGCGTAGTACTTCACGCCGTCAAGGTTCTTGATCAGCATCAGTTCCCCAAAGCCGATCTGACAAGGTTCCTCTCCTCCGGAAGCTGTCCCCTGACAATCAGCTTCCCGTCAAGCAAGACGGTGATTACGTACACCGCGCCGGTTTCCTGAACGGGCTGTACGTACTTGCAGATATAGCCCTGGGCCAGAACGTGCGGGCTTAGCAGGGCGTCCGATAAGAGCCACGCGGCAGCCGGCCGATGACCTGTGGCTGACTCCGTGGGTTCCTGCCGACGGGTCGGAGAATGGCCACTCGGACTCGGCGTCAGTGCGGCCGGATCCTCCGCAGGTTTCGCAGCTGAACCCGCCGAAGGAACCAAGGCCGAAGCACGATTCGCAGAGCTTTGAAACCATCCCAAAATTCTAGCAGCCAGTACTTTTATGTATCTAAACACTTGTAACTCCTTACATATTGTAGAAAAGTGAACGACTTCCATCCCACCCGAGTCGGACGGATCCCACCTCTCCCCACCTGTTCTTTCCGACGATAATCTCCGACTCGTTGTCAGGGGCATTGCCGTCGTAGAACGATTCCCGAAATACGAAGCACACCTGGTCAGCATCCTGCTCAATGGACCCAGACTCACGAAGGTCGGATAGCTGTGGCCTCCTGCCCTCACGATTCTCCACGGCACGGTTTAGCTGACTGGCGATGATGGTCGTCACATCCAGCTCGACCGCCAGCAGCTTCAATGCCCTGCTTATCTCCGCGATGGACTGCTCCCTGCTTCTCTCCGAATGCTCAGCCAAGAGCTGGATGTAGTCGAGTGCCACGACGCTGAGCTTCACCCCGGCAGACTCCATCCTGGACCGAACCCACCTAACTCGGGACACCATCTCAGCCATGGAGCGTATGTTGTAGGACATGAAGTAACGCTTTTCGTGAACGGACAGGGCCCCCTTTCGAAGGGCATCAAGTTCGCCCTCGGACAGGCTGCCGGTGAGTATCCTGTTTATGCATACGCCGGTTCTGCTGGACAGGCTCTTTTGGATGAGGCTCTCCATGCTCATCTCCTGGCACACGAGGTAGGCTCCGTGCCCAGGATTGGCTGTCAGCATTCCGTCGATCATGTTGAGAAGAAGCGTAGACTTACCCATGGATGGCCTACCGGCGACGATGATCTGCCTGCCGCCCACAAGGTTCCCAAGGATTCTGTCCATCTCCCGAATCCCGCACGATATGCCAGGTGGCTTACCGAGGGCCCTTGCGGACACCGCCATATCGACGACGCGCTTGGCCACATCGGTGAAGTCGTTCGGTTCGCTGGATGCCGAATGCACCGAGGAGATTCCGACCTGAATCTGATTGACCAGTTCTTCAGGCTGGACGCCGTTTCGGATGTCGGCAATGGCCTTCCTGCACTCGGATTCTATCTTGCGCAGATGTGCGAACCTCAAAACGTCCTTTGACAGCCGCTCCACATCTCTTGGCGATGTTACCGAATAGGACTGGCACACGCTCCTGAGGGACGGTACGTCAATCGGTACGAGCGAAAGCCTTGCCGCCTCTACGGCTACCGACTCTGGCGTTGGCCTATGGCCCTGTGACGACAGAGATATGGCGGCCGTAAAGGCAGCTCCCATGGACGGCTGCACGAACTCCGCTCCGGAGACCCTGTCAGGAATGGCCTCCAGGCCACAGTGAATTACGGACGCAACTAGCGCTTCTTCAGCAAGTTCCCACGCTGGCCTGGATGGTTTCCTTGGCATTAGATCCTCGACAGTAAATCTCTGAGCATGGAGGCCTCAGAGCTTGATATTTTGAAGTTGTGCACGGCCCCCGGGGTAGCGTGCGGGGATGTTGATCGCATGAATGAAATGACGACCCCGCCATCTGGCGACGTGGCCACAACAATGGCCCTACGGTGATCGTCACTGGTTTCACTCAGCCATCGACAGGCGCTCTTTGCCTCGGACAGTACCGCTTCGGATAGGCTGTGATCGCGCTCTACCTTGACGGCGTCCTTGGCGTCCTCGCCAGTTGCAACTCTCGCGATCTCCTCGACCTCCTCGCCATGAGTGAGGCCGGAAAAGATCCCGATTGTCTGTAGATCAGCTGGCGGTTTTCGGGTCTTGGGCTTCTTTGACATCGGGCTTCGATGATAGGGTCTTCAGCTGAACGACGAGTGCCAGGGTTACGTCCATGTCCGTTGCGTCATATGGTACGGTGACGGGCACGTATGACCGAATGATCTTATTCGAGCCAACCGGAGTAACGTCGATCTGGAACAGGAAAGAGACCCACCCGTCGAACGGTGTGCCGCCATCGTCGGACAGCGTGCAGGAGAGGTGGGCGGTCTCGTTCTCCAGCGTGAACTTGTACACGCTATTCATTAAACATCCCTCCTGATCCCAATTTCTTTGCGATAGCTGCGGGCACGGACTTTTCGCCCTCCTCCATCATTGACACCATTTCCTGAGAGATCCCGAGCAGCTCTCCAAACTGCGCTTGTGTTTTCTTCATCTTTTTCCTCAGCTTCTTCAGCTCCGCTCCGGTCATTTATTGCCTCCCGAATTACTGTCTTTACGATGTCTGTGTTGCACAAGTTGCACGCCCTCGTCTTTGCCGTCGCGCTTTCAATGCGGAAGGTAAACGAGCGCTTGCACCTCGAGCAATCGGCCTGTGCCCACATACTCATGACGGTGGTGTAGCCCAAGTCCAGTGTAGTGCAAGCCACATTTTATTTCTTGCACCTCGATTGGATGGTGCTAGACAGAGGGCATGGCTGACAACGAAGGTAACGCTACGACAACAAGCGAACACGATGAGATGTCCAGGGATGTCGACAAGATTTCTGCCGCCCTCGCCAAGGCGCAGGGTGAGATTACTGGCGCGTCCAGGGACTCCACCAATCCGCACTTCAAGAGCAAGTACGCGGACCTCGAGAGCACGTGGGAGGCCATCCGCTCGCCATTGTCAAAGAACGGCATTGCGGTAGTTCAGACGGTTCGCCCGTCAACGAATGGCGTCCTGCTTGTAACCATGCTGGTCCATTCTTCAGGACAGTGGTTCCGAGGGTTTCTGTATCTGCCAGTGTCGAAAAATGATGCACAGGGATACGGCTCTGCTATTACGTATGCACGGCGCTACGCACTGCAGGCCATGTGCGGTGTCGCCCCAGTTGACGACGATGGCAATGCGGCCACTGGTCGGACAGAGTCCACTGGCACGTCAGCATGGATCGCCTCCGTAGCTTCCTCAAGCACGCCAGAGCGATTGGCGTCTCTTCATGCGGCGGCACTAAGCAACAAGTCGATGACGGATGACGAGCGAAAGACCGTCTTGGATGCAATTGGCAAGAAGAAAGAAGAAATGGCAAAGGTGAAAAAATGAGTGAAACTGTAGAACTGCACCGCGCACGAGTTGGCCATGACCCAGAGCTGAAGGAGTATAACGGCCGCGAATACGTGACATTCTCGGTTGCCGTAAACGAGAACTCCGGTGGCAAGAAGATCACAAAGTGGTTTGAAGTTCACTCCGACAACAAGAAACTGGTCGACCTGATTGAGAAGGGGTCGCTCCTGTATGTCCGTGGACGTCGGTCGGAAAAGATTGGCAAGAACGGCAAGACATACGTCACCGTGTATGCCAACTCCTTCTCGGACGTTGTCCCGTATACCTTCAAGAAGGGCGATGTGCAGGTGGCTGAAGAGCGATCTGGCTCCGACGAGGGTCCTCCCTTCTAAGTCCCGGGGGCCGATTCCGGCAGTCGGAGTCTGGGAGCGAGTGACAGCTGCGATCCCCAAAAGACTGTCAATGCGTTGTGTCCGGGTACGCGACCGGACTGGTAGCTCACATGACTCTGGGTTCGAATCCCAGCAACGCACCAGTGAAACCATACAAGGAGATAAGAATGAAAAAGCTGAAGACTGTTGAGGAGCAGGTTGTTGTGGAGAAGCGTGAAGAGGTGGTGGACGAGCCCGGTGGATGGGAGTCTTACATCGGCAAGACACTGCTATTCCACTGCGGCAGCTACAACTATCTAGGCCGGCTGGTTGGAGTAAACGGCCGCATGCTCGAGCTGGCTAACGCTGGCGTTGTGTTTGAGACGGGGCCATACACGGGCAACTGCAAGAAGGATTTCCAGCCAGTGAAAGGCGGCATGGTGCTGCTCGGTATCGGGTTCATTGAGGCGGCCTTCGAGCCTGGGGCGCAGTGACGCGCAGGTTTCGGACGCGCATGTTTCAGCGCCTGCGTGTATGTCGCCGCAATTGTGTTGGATCCGGGCTGCACTCACGTCCATGGTCCGATTGCTTTGGGATGCCTTTCTCGGCGTCTGGACTACGGAACAAGATTAGATCTAGGTCAGGAGCCCAGACATGATCCCAAAGAGACTAAGGTACAGGAGCCTGCTGAAGTGGAGATGTTACTCAGGGCTTCAGCAAAGAGCTTCAAGCGGATCTGGCTGCAGCTCCTTCTTGTACTCGCCGTACATTCGACTATTCCCGGCATCAGGGTTTAGATCGGCGGAGTCAGCCGTGTCCGGGGGCGGAAAATTGCGGTGCTCGCGCCTATGCTGACAGGTAAGAAAAAACGCAGTGGGCCCGGGAGGCGGGAGTCTAGGTCTAGGTCTAGGTCTGGGTCTTGGTCTGTGTCTAGGTCTAGGTCTTGGTCTAGGTCTTGGTCTTGGTCTGGGTATAGGTCTAGGTCTGGGTCTATGTCTGGGTCTATGTCTGGGTCTGGGTCTTGGTCTGGGTCTTGGTCTAGGTCTTGGTCTAGGTCTTGGTCTTGGTTTGAGTGAGAGAGATAGGAACATGTCAAACAAAGCAAAGAGGAACATGTCAAACAATCGCGTACCCGTCCCTGAGGGCTGGGGCCTGCGATGATGGTTGCCGCACTCCAGCGGCCGATCGGCAACGGCTACGGCAACGGCGACGGCTACGGCCACGGCTACGGCAATGGCGACGGCGACGGCTACGGCTACGGCCACGGCTATGGCTATGGCTACGGCGACGGCTATGGCAATGGCAACTGCTACGGCTACGGCAACTGCACGGTCACCGGTAACACGCGCCGGAGGCGCCCGTGAGCACCATCGACAAACTCCGCGCGCTACTCAAGGCAGCCTCGCCGGGACCGTGGACCAGAACGCCTCCGCCAAACTCAAAGCATGAGAGGTTCATGGTGTGGGACGCAAACGGTGACAAGGCGGCCGAGATGGGATTCTGCGTGGAGCCGGAAGGCAACGCCGCTCTCATCGCCGCCACAATCAACGCACTACCTCGACTCCTCGACGTGGTGGAGGCGGCGAAGCATGTACAAGACAGTCGCGACGGTGGATGGCAAGTCGGCGGCGAATGGTACGACGCGCTGGAAAACATGAAGCACGCGCTCGATGCACTGGAAGGCGGTGGGACGTGAATATCAAGTGGGACGACGACGGAACGATCTCCAAGAGGAAGCCATGAAGCCGGGGCGTAAGGATGATGGGCGTAAGGATGATGGGCGTAAGGATGATGCCGGCAAGCTGGAGCTAGTCAGGCTGCTACTGCTGCCCGACGATATCATAGAGGCCCTCCTCGAGGTCTGCCTTGTCTTTGACCATGGGGCGCAGAAGTACGGGGCAGAGAATTGGCGCAAGCTAGAGAATCTCCGCTGGCGCTACCTCAACGCTGCTGTCAGGCATATCAGAGAGCGAGCGCTGGGACAGAGGCTAGACAAGGAGTCAGCTAAGAAAGTCCTTGCGCATGCCATATGCGGGCTACTGTTTACCATGGCTGACGATGCTGGAAGCAAAACCGATGAGTAAAGCGAAGTCGACGAGTGATGGTCTAAAGGGCGATAGGGTCAGGTTCTCTAAAATTTTCCTCGGATGCAAGGAGGAGCGAGGAACGATCGACTGGAAGGTCTTCAATACCAGCCCGCGTGGCATCTGGCTCATCTCATCCTACGCCGACGGATGGTTTGCCACTGGCAGCAGTGGCGACGGGCATTACCGCTGTGAAGTCTTTCATGACAACGGAAAGTGGTCGTACGCATGCTCGCTGTACGATAGCGTTTTCACCGTTGGGACTTGCGCTAGCGCCGACGAGGCCAAGGAGAGGGGCATCACAGCCTGCGAGGCTAGGGCGCGATCCTGGGCAATGCGGATGGTGCCTGATGTGTAGGCACGAAGGTACTTTCTGCTCGATGTGTGAGCAGGAGAAGAAGAGACTGGAGGGCGACCTAAAGGAGGCCAGGGATGACGCTGCCTACTATCTGGAGAGATTGCGGATAGCCGACCACCAGTTCTCTGAGCTAGTCAGAGCTCGCAATAAGTACATGGAATACACGACGATCTCGCGAGCCGCCAACAGGGGACTAAAGAAGAGGCTGGATGCTGCTGAGGGCGAGACCGCGGCGAAGATCGCGGCGTGGTTGCGTGCGCTGTGCCACGGGCCCGAGGACATGGGCAACTGGTACGCCAACGCTGTCGAGCGCGGGGAGTGGAGGAAGTGACTAGCATTAGAGCAGCAATTCTTGCGGCAGCAGAGATGGTCCGATGCTGCGGGATTGGCCCAAACTTTGTATTCGTATCTCCGTCCACGGATGCGCAGCTCAAATACTATCTACACGGCATGCAGGAGAGCGGCAATTATAGACTGAGGCTATCTCGTGACGAGATTTTCAATCACGAAATGCGTCGCCACTCGCGTGGGAAGCGCAGCTTGCTCCCAACGTTCGAGGAGTGCGAAGCCCGCGCCCGCAAATTGGAGCAAGCGGGACCATGATATGCGGATGCTAGATAAAGCCGTAGTAGTAAAATATGCGCTGTACCCATTCGTCCGTGCATTTTGGAAGTCTTGAAGTAAGCTGAGTCAGGGAATGAACACCACGCACAGTGAGGGCTTCGTGAGCGATTCTGACATGCTGCAGTGGATCCTTCAGCAGATTTCGAAGAGGGGTCTGGCCGTACACACGTACCAAGACGAGGACAATCACAGGCGGCTAGACGTCCTCGGATACGCCAAGGAGTACCTCGGCCTTGACGCGTGGGCCGTAGAGAGAAAGCATGCCGCGCTACTGCGACTGCCAGAGATGCTCGGATTCCCACCTGGAGTCAGGGGGCTCATGCTGCTGGCCAGGTGGAATGATCAGTCTTCGGTTTACGACGTCATGAATAGGATCAGGGACGGAATCAAGGGCAAGGTGAACTGATGCGAAAGGTCTCAAAGAATCTACTTGGCACTGCCAGCAAGACTTCGCTGATCCTGTCTCCGTGTGGGCACTGGATGGACAAGCGGGCCACCCAGGGTGGGAAGTCTACTATTCAGTCCGAGTTCGGAACCGACATTCACGGCTCGATCGAGAACTTTCTGAACGGCCGTTGGGACGGAGTCAATCCTGAGCACATTGAGATTTACTGCAAGCCGGCATTGAAGTTCATTGAGGACATCTCAGGATGCGTTGACGGCTCTGCAGATCCGATCCTTGTCGAGGAGTCAATGTTCATCACTGTAGATGGGGACACCAGCGGCTCGGTGGAGGACTACTCTGCATTAGATGGCATGGACAAGGGATGCTTCGCCGGCACAGCTGACGCTATGGTTCTACACGACAACAGCCGGGTAACCATTGTCGACTGGAAGACGGGAAACGGGTTCTTTGCCAGGGACCAGCTGCGTAGCCTTGGCGGCCTGGCCGTGAACGTCTACGACGCCAAGTCGGTGCGGATGATCTCTGCGGAGGTGCGGCCAAATGAGGTGAAAGCTGCACTAGACTTTGAAGAGTCTGCGGCCGACCTCGTATTTGCACTGGACAGGGTTCTTGCGGCACTCAGGCGTGGGCCTACGCTGCCTGTAGTTGGGGCGCACTGCTACGAGCACTTCTGCCCTCACCGAGAGAACTGCACCGGAATCCAGAGGGAGTTCTTTTCTGCAAAGAATACGGAACCAATGGACCTGGGACTCATGGACGACGAAGCTATCTATCGCATGTACAGCGCCACAGCCACGACCATCAAGGATGCTGAGTCCGCAAAGGCCCGCGTGCTCGCCGAAGCTAGGAAGAGGGGCGGCTTGAAGCATCCTGGAGGGTTCTTCACGGAGACATTCCGTCAAGTAAAGCGAGTCTCCCAAGAGGACCTTATTGGTCTAGCTAAGAGCTTTGGCGCCACGGATGCCGACATCGACTTGTGCCGCAAGGAAAGCAGGGAGTCTTCTGGTTGGAGGAATAAGAAATGAAAAGAGGTCCCGAAGCGAAGCTAAAGGCTGCAGTCATTCCTGCCCTGAAGGCTAGCGGTCTGATGTGGTGGAGGAACAACTCGGCTATGGTGCCCATATCGTTCCCCGGGCAGAAGACCAGGTTCATGCAGGTAGGCACGAAGGGCCTGCCTGACATCATGCTTGTCGGGAAGGACGGATGCCTATGGTGCCTGGAGCTGAAGGCTCCCAAGGGTAAGCTGTCAGACGACCAGAAGAAGTTCAGAAGCGGAGTGATGGGCACCTCGATCCACTTTTTCGTTGTGCGAACGGAGCAGCAGGCATCCGAGATCATTGCGGCCGCGCTCGGTGAGCCCATTAGCCAGATATGGTTGGACGTCTACGAAGGGAAGTTCGAATGAGGCGAGAAACTATCCGAGTGATTCTTCCTGACAGCCACGGAAACCACATCGACTGGGCCGCTGCGTACGCTGCCGTAGGAGACATCAAGAGGCTGGCCCCACATGAGATCATTTTCCTTGGAGACCACCTGGACTGCGGTGGAACCTTCAACGCACACCAGCGCACCTACGTGAGGGAGATGACCGAAAGCTACGAGGATGACTCGGACGCGGCCAACGCCTTTCTGGATGCCATTCAAAAGGTTGCGGGAGGGTGTGACGCCCACTACCTCGAGGGTAACCACGAGCAGCACGTGGAGCGCTGGGCCGCCAGATCCATGCACGTACTCAAGGATGCCGAGGGCCTGGTAAAGCGGTATGGCCCCATGGCTGTCCTTCGGCTGAGGGATCGCGGCATCCGGTACTATCGCAGGAGCGAGACATATCAAGGCCTGTCTATCCCAGGAACCATAAAGCTAGGCAAGTGCTTCTTTACGCACGGCATCAGCCATGGTTCCAATGCGGCGGCAGAGCACCTTCGCAGGTTCGGAGCCAACATCGTCTACGGCCACTGCCACCGGGCAGAGTCGCGAGTTGAGCGTACCGTATCTTCTGACGGATTTATTGGGGCCTGCCCCGGGACGCTCGCCCTGCTGCAGCCACTCTATATGCACACAAGGCCTACGTCGTGGAGCCACGGATATGCGGTGCAGCACGTCCTGCCTTCTGGAGAGTTCATGCACCTGAACGTACCGATCATCAAGGGCAGGAGCCTGCTTTCAGAGCTGGCAAAGGCGGTGACATGAGAGATCCTGCATGTACCTGTTACCTCGAGAAAAACTTCTCCGTACCATCTGACAGTCCGTGGCAAGTGATCGATGCGGAGTGTGAGGTGGTTGCCGAATGCAGTAAGAGGGAGTTTGCTGAGCTGATTGCGTGGTCACTGAACAATATGTCCAACTCCGATGGGGCCTGTAGGCTGCACCCCAACGGCTGGACGAACGATGAAGTGGGAGCCCATGAGTTACTACGTTGAGCTTCACTCCGGAGGCGGAGAGATTGACGGGGAAAAGGTGGACATGGACCTCTCTTTCACCGGTGGGTCTATGTGTGTGTTTTTGCAGTCACTGAATGAAAGGTCGAATATCCGCGCCAGTTACAGACTCCCGCTGGGCACGCTGAGAGTGCTGAAGAAGCTGCTGGACGAGCATCTTGATATCTACGCAGCCTACGAGACGGGACAGAACGGGGAAGTTACAGGCAGGATAAAGGATGAAGGAGGGAAGTAATGAAGCTTGTGTTTGAGCAAGACGAGATTCTACTCATGGTGCGGCACTACCTGGTCACCCTTAGCGTCTACCGGCCCCAGGTGGCAGGGGACATCCGGCTGCATCTTTGTTAGGTCCACCTGATGCGTGGTATGGTACCAGGCGGCTACCGAGTACAGCCCCACGCGAGATGACATGCGGGACATGGACTGGGGGCTTGGCGAAGAGATTGCGGTGATAGGCCCCGCTCACTAGTGGTACTATGTCCTACATATGTAGTAGAGTACACATTTCAGATATGCAAGAATAACGGTATGGCCAAGCGCTTTGCCGTTATTCTCGCATTTTGTTCCATGTTGGTTGCCTGCTGCGGAGCAATCCCTGTAGTGCCCCAGATCACCAATGAGATGGGCTGGACCCGTGGAACCAGGATCACCTTCCACGCTGACGTGGACTTCGCCGAGTCAGAGCGGACTGCAATCGCAGCAGCCTGCCTCAACTGGGGCAGCTTCACGAATGGCGGCATCCGATGCGAGGTTGCTTTTGATAGGAACTTCCTCGATAAGCCGTACACCGGAGCAGCTGACGACTACGCCATTATCCGCACGGATGGCAAAGACCTGGCAGAGCTCATCTCCATGGTCGATGACGACGAGGTTAATCCCAGGGGCATCCTTGGGTACGCTCCTCATTCCTGGAACCTGATCACCGGAGATCGTACTGCTGTCATCTTCCTGGCCATGGACAATATCTTCCGAGGACCGGGCGACTCTGCGTATGGCCAGTACCGTGCGCTCAACATCGTCACCAAGCACGAGATGGGTCACGTATTCGGATTCCTCCACGTCGATGAGGACCACCAGCGCCCCAACGTCATGCACGGACAACTAAGCCCGACCGATTTGCTAACCGGCCGGGCTGGAGGGTTTGGCGATGATGACTTCTGTCAGTGCATCAGGCTTGGTCTTTGCCGCTAGTGTGGCTGCCTACAGGCCCAGCACATAAAGCCATCGACCTTGACCGCGTAGGGTGAGACCTCGTTACATCGGGCGCACACGGGTCCATACTCCTCCTTTGGAGCGTATTCAATATCTCCCTCGACCTCCCATCCGATAGAGTCAGAACGCCAGACGAGGACCTTGCCGTCGTGCTTTGTGCGCCACAGGCCATCAGCTCCGCGCCAGTTTCCGTTGACATCGTCCTTGTCGGTGACCCACTGCATCAAGTTGTCGATACCCAGCGGCTTGAATGTTATGGAGATTCTGGAGTCTGGCGCAGTGTAGCCACTCAGGATCGCGGCCACACGCTCGGTCATGTAGGCCTCGTAACGCCTGGCTATGGACTCAAAAGACTCCTGGGTGTTGCAGTAGTCCTCCAACGTGAACTGC